CATGAATGGAGGGATTGCAGAATTAAGACTTGCTCTATCTTCATTTTCAGGCACTAGGCTATCAATAGAATACGACAATCAATCCACAACAGGCGCATGGTGGATAGCTAGTGATGTTGCGGGTGGTATATCAATAACCGAATCAGTAGTTAATAGTAACTATGTATCACTAGACCCTGCAATACTCCTAACTGGCTCGATATCTGTAACTGAATCATTGGTTAACGCTAATTACGCAGCAGTCGACCCGACAGTGACGTTAACTGGCTCGATATCAATCACTGAATCAATAGTTAACGCGAATTATACCTCGCTTAACCCAGTTATCGACTTAACTGGTGTTGTTTCTGTAGCTGAGGCGCTGGTTAATTCCAATTACATCTCTCTTGACCCTGTTATTAATTTAACCTCTGGCGCAATAGAGATAATAGAAAGCACTGCAGGCACCCAATACGCGGTATTCAATCCTTCAATACTGCTGACACCAGAACCGCTTGGAATTGTGTCAACGGTATGTTTTAACGGTGAGCTAGCAGACTTAAATTATAGCGGACAATCTGTAATATTAGAGTTCAGCGGACAACTGGAAACGGCTATATTCAACGGCGAATTTAACGCATTAGATTTTAGTGGTACAATACAAACAACATGCGCCGATGGCGACATAAAAACAAACTGTTAAGAGGCAAGAACAATGGCTGCAGGCGATTCAAAACTAGCACAAGAATACCCACTACAAGCGGGTAAAGGTGCGTATAACAACTCAACTGATACATTTAGAATATTCTTTTGTTCTGATACCTACGCAGCTATTGACGCGACACAAACACCATTCAATCTGAGTGATGTAACCCAAGTTGGCGGTGGTAACTTCCCGATAGCTGGGATTGTGTTAACTACTGTTACCTGGACACGCATAGGTGCGGTATCAACGCTTACCTATGACGACCTAACGAAAATCGTTAAGAACGGCTCAAACCCAGCAACGATACGTACAGCGGTTATTGTCAACGATACAAGCGCGAGCGATGACATATACAAAGTGATTGACCTAACAGCTGACGGCTCAACGGCTATCGACGTTGTTAATAATGACTTTGACTACGCTGTAAACGCTAGCGGCTCAGTAACAGGTACGGTGATTTAATATGACATGCTCAAATAATTTATCTAATAATTCTGGGCAGACATTCAAGACTCACATTACCGAATGCGCTGACCCTACAGTAACTATTGACGCCTCAAACTTTAGTGAGGCGCTTTATCGTATATTTGCTGCAGACCAATCAACGGTGTTAGTCACTGCCAGTCTTACTGGGGGTGACATCGTGGTTGAGGCTGATGTCGATGACACAGGTGCGGCTATCAACGTGTTTAGAACGACACTTACCAAGGCGATGATGGCAGATACCATCGTTCCACAGGGTCAATACACGCATTCGTTTAAGGTGACAAACAGCGCGGGGCTTGAGCTTCCACCTATATTCCAGAACACAGTTGCGGTGGTGCGAGTCAATGACTAAGAACGTCGGAGGTAGGCCCACAGTGATGACTCCAGAGGTAATCCAAAAACTTGAGGATGCATTTAGCTGGGGATGCACTGACTTGGAAGCTTGTTGTAATGCCGATATAAGCAAAAGCACTCTGTATAACTACTGCGAAGAGAACCCAAAGTTTATGGAGCGTAAAGAGGTGCTTAAAAACCAACCAGTCATGAAGGCCAGACGGGTTGTAATAGCGGCGCTTGAAGATGACGACATAAACACGGCTCATAAAGTTATTGATAGGAAAGAAGGCCAGAAGATAACCCAGACAACTGTAGAGTTAACTCACGAGGAATGGCTGGACTCTCTTGACTGATAAGCGTCAGCGTTTAAAGGATGACTTCGAGTTCTATGCTCGCAATTGCCTAAAGATACGCACAAAGTCAGAGGGGTTAAAACCTCTTACCCTTAACGACGCTCAGATGTATATCCATAAGCGGCTTGAGCAGCAAGTCACTGACACTGGCAAGGTTAGGGCTATCATCTTAAAGGGCAGACAACAAGGCGCGTCCACATACGTTGAGGGTCGCTTTATATGGCGAACAACTCATAACAAAGGCACCAAGGCGTTCATACTGACGCATGATGGTGAATCGACTAACGCACTGTTTGAAATGACTGAGCGATACTATGAAAACTTGCCGTCATTCGTTAAGCCCACAACATCAGCGGCTAATGCTAAAGAGATACATTTTGACGCGCTTGATTCGGGATATAAGATTGGTACGGCGGGAAACAAGGCAGTTGGCAGAGGCCAGACTATACAATACTTTCATGGCTCAGAGGTTAGTTTCTGGGTTAATGCCAGTGAACACACCAAAGGCATCATGCAAGCGGTACCAGACGCAGATGGAACAGAAGTAATATGGGAGTCAACGGCCAATGGCGTGGGTAACTTCTTTCATGAGCAATGGAAGCTAGCAGAGAAAGGGTTAAGCGAATTTCAGGCTATATTTGTCCCGTGGTTCTGGCAAACCGAGTACAAGAAAGCAGTGCCAGAGGATGCTAAATTCACAGATGAAGAAATGCGACTACTGGAAGATTACTCACTAAGTAGAGAGCAACTATTCTGGCGTAGAATGAAGATATCAGAGCTAACAACCGATGGCGTTGACGGCTCAAAGGCATTTAAGCAGGAATATCCGATGAATGCAGCCGAGGCGTTCCAAGTCTCAGGTGGTGACGGGTTGATACAGGCCAATGCTTGCATGTCTGCACGTAAGAGAAAGGTTTCAGGTAGTGGCCCTCTAATTGTTGGCGTTGACCCTTCAAGGGGCGGCGATAGATTCGCAATAGTCAGGCGGCAATCTCGCAAGATGTACGGTATGGAAGCATATAAGGGCGAACAGTGCGACAAGCTAGGCAAGAATGTAGCTATCTGTAAAGAGGTGCTTGATACGGTGGACATAGAGGCGGGCAAGGTGCCTGATATGATGTTTATAGATGCTGGTGGTGGTGCTGACATTGTTGATAGGCTGCACGAGCTGGGCTATAAGAAGCGCGTTAAGGCTGTTTACTTTGGGTCATCCCCGCTAAAGCCTAAGAAGTACAAAAATAAGCGAAATGAAATGTGGGGCGAGATGGCTGACTGGATGGTTGACGAGTCACTACCAGTTGAAATACCAGATGATGACGAGATGCAGGCCGATTTATGCGCCTCACCTTTTGAGCGAGATTCTAACGATAGGCGCGTATTGTGGTCAAAAGAAAAGATTAAATCAAAGTATGGGTTTAGCCCAGATTATGGTGACGCTGGCGCCCTTACATTCACAGAGCCGGTTAACACAAACAAGAAAACAAAATTGAGGTTTAACAGCGTATGTCAGTAAATAAAGATTTTAACGACCACAGCAAAGTATTGCTGATGATATCGGAAGCGCAAGACGCAACCACTGACGCGAGGCAGGCTGTTAGAGATGCCAAGTTATTCCTCAACAAGCGCGATGGTCAGTGGGACCCGTATGCTTGGGAGAAACTAGAGGGTCGATATCGCGGCACGTTTGACATGTGTACGCCAATCGTTGACCAGATTAGTGGTGAGATAGAGGAAAGCGATTTTAGTCTAAACATATCCCCAAGTGGCGGTGACTCATCTGTGTCAACTGCTAAGACGTTTGACGGTTTGGTCAGAAACATACGCAACATATCTAATGCCGAAACTGTATTTAATGCGGTGTCTCGCTCCAATGTAATTGGCGGCTTCGATGCGGTTGAGATAGTACAAGAGTACATTGACGCTGACTCGTTTGACCAAGACCTGATTATTAAGCAAGTGCCTAACGCTGTTGATTCGGTATGGTTTGACATTGGCTCGACGCTGCAAGATGCGTCCGATGCTAAGTGGGCAATTAAGCTAATCTCGATAACAGCTGCAGACTACAAAGAACAATTCCCAGATGGTTCCGGTGTAAGTATCGGTGATGATAGAAAGAACACAGCGTTCTTTGATGTTGCTGACTTCATCACGGTTGGTCAGTTGTACTTCAAAAAGAAAGATGATGTTGAGTTGGTTAAGATGTCGGACGGCTCAGTCTATCGCAGGGACGAGAACTTTGCTCTTATCCAAGACGAGATGGCTGCGGCTGGCATCACTGTCGAGGACACTAGAATCAGAGAGGGTTGGCGCGTACATTCCAGATTACTTGATGGGTCTGATTGGCTTGGCGAAGAAGAAGAAACTGTATTTAATGATATCCCACTTGTACCGATATACGGTAACTTTGACATCTTTGAAAACAAACATATCTATTTTGGTAAGCTTGAGAAGTTATACGACCAGCAACGCGTTTTAAACTATGCGATGAGCCGTGATATTGAAGACGGTGCGTTATCTCCTAAGGTCAAATACTGGGGTACGGCTGAACAGATTGAAGGGTATGAAGATACCATTCAAAGCCTGAACACAAACAACGACCCAATGCAACTATATAACCATGTTGATGGGCAGCCAATGCCAAATCAGCAGGGTGGTGTACAGGTTAGCTCTGGATTGCAAACCACAATTGCCAACACTCAGCAAATGATTAGTGCCAGTGCTAATAGCTTCAACGCACAGCAGGGTAACGCACAGCCAATGCAATCGGGTATTGCAGGGCAACAACAGATAGATCAAGGAAACATCGGTTCGATTAAGTGGTTTAAATCTCTTGAGGTCATGATCTGCCAAGTGGGTAAGGTGCTGATTAAAGCAATCCCCAGAGTGTACGACGCAACAAGACAGGTGCGTATCATGGAAGAAGATGGGACAAGTTCAATGGTTGTTATCAATCAACCGTATCTTGACGAGCAAACAGGTCAGAATGTAACCCTCAACGATTTATCTCAAGGTGACTATGATGTTGTATGTGATTTTGGCCCAGCGTTCAACAGCCAGCAGAAAGAAACAACGCAGGCGTTCTTGGATATGGCGGCAATCGACCCAACCTTCTTAGAGCAAGGTAAAGATATCATGCTCAAGAATCTATCGGTTCCAGGCATGGATCAGATGGCTGAACGAGCTAGAACCCAAATGCTTGAAGCGGGTATGATACCCGAATCGCAA